TTATCTAAACAGTTATCAGATTACGTTAAGATCTGCAACCGTAACAGTACCATAAAAATCGCTTCTAACCATCTTCTTGCCATAGCGAGTCATAACGCCCTTACGCGGCGTGAAGTCCTCTGGAGCGAAGATTGTTGGAGTAACGATTAGAGGCACATAAGGTGCGTATACATAACCGGTCTCAAGATAGCTTCCGCCCTTGAATCCTACGAGAACCTTATTTCTTGGGAAGTAAGGATCTTTGTATACCGTGAAACGGTTACTAAGGGTTCCAACCTGTTCGGCTCCAATACTCATTGGAGTTCCGACTTGGCCGTCTCCGTCCAAGCTATAAGTAGGTCTATACAGAACTGAAGCTTCGAGGATAGTTGCAATATCTGGAGAAACTACGATGAAGTTAGCTGATCCGCGTAATGTAAGCCTATGAATCTCATTAGCAACATCAATAATGGTCTCAACTAGAGTCTCATACCATTCACGAACTGTACCGGTGAAGCTTGGACCAATGTTCCCTGCTCCGCCTGGAGTAACTAGAGCGCCACTCCGCTTGTTCATGAACTTACCTGGTGAGCGCGACCAGTAGAAGTTCGTCTTAGCCTGAGTGAGTAGATCATTAAGAATTTCACGATCCAACTCAAGAGCAATTTGTTCAGAAAGGATCTGAGTAAGCTCAACTTCTGCGTCTAAAGAGTGATACGCGTTAAGATCTTGAGCAAGCTCTGGTGACCAGCGAGCGCGGAGCTTTCTAGTAACTGCAGTAACCGCAATAGATTCAACTTTAATATCAATCTCTGGAATCTCTGGTGAAGGTGTAGTACCGAAGTTAGACTCAAAGGTTGGAATCGTTAGCGCGTCTCCATCACTGCCGACATTTAAGCTTGGTGATAAAATATAATCAATATCCATTCCCTCAGAGAAAGAATCTGTACCTGAGATAATCATCAATATTGCAGCGTTTGAATCACCCGCCTTAGTTAACGGATCGTGAGTGAATGAAGTTCCATCCCATTTACCAATCTGGTTAAGTCGTCTAACGTTAATAACCTTGTTTCCTGAAATTTGAACGTCTTGATCTTTAAGAGTCTGCGAGGGACCTGCAAAGTTAATAGCGGATGCCGATGGTATAAGAGCGAAATCCTTAACCATTGAAAGATCACCATTACTAAACTGAGTAGAGTTCAGGTCTACAAAAACAGCAGTGAAAACGCCTAAGCCTTCGCTGTTTGGATGATCTTCGATCAGCCTACAAATCTGTTCGTCAAACTGGAGAAGCTTACCATCAGAACCGGTAGCGGTCATGCGTTTATAGCTAGTGCCACCGCCCGAGAACGTAGTAGTTCCCTGGTATGCTCCAGAAGCAAGTAGAGTAATAGTGTTAGCTAACTGGTGGACTCTTGAATAACCAGAGCCAGCAAGATTGTACTGGCCACCGATTCCAAGAGAACCAGAACGTACGCCTTTACCCGTAGGAGCATTATAAATAGAGCTTCCTGAAGGGTACGTAGCAGAATCACCATCAGACTGGCCACCTACAGAGGTTCCATATGTGTAGTCTAGATAAAAAAGCAATCCAGACGGAAGGCTCATTGGCTGAACTGACACTAATTCATTAGCAACTAGTCCGCCGAAAACTCTGCGAACAATTGGAAATGCGATATTCTGAAAACCACGAAGATCTCCAGACGAAGTTAAGTTTCCACCACCGGTGGAAATTGAGTTGGCTTCACGAAGTACTTGCGATGCTTGGTTTTCAAGTAAGGTCGCCATATTTTCGCGAGTGGTACCTTCCAATCCCCTAAGGAGACCAGTGCGGGACCACTTTTCAATTAACCTTCTGTTACCCGTTCCAACGTTGCGTTGGCGAATACCTTCAGTTAACTGATTCAGTGTAAATTTTTTTGACATTTTGTTTTATTCCTTTTAAATGGATGCTTTTTAATCTGAGACGGCGCCCCGACGCTATGCGCAGGACGCCGCCATTCGATTAATCAAACATTATTAGATTACGTTAAGATCTGCAACTGTAACAGTACCATAGAAGTCAGAACGAACCATCTTCTTACCATAGCGAGTCATAACACCCTTACGTGGGGTGAAGTCCTCTGGAGCGAAGATTGTTGGAGTAACGATTAGAGGCACATAAGGTGCGTATACATAACCGGTCTCAAGATAGCTTCCGCCCTTGAATCCTACGAGAACTTTGTTGCGTGGGAAGTAAGGATCTTTGTATACCGTGAAACGGTTACTAAGGGTTCCCATCTTCTCTGCACCAATGCTCATTGGAGTACCAACCTGGCCATCACCATCTAAGCTGTAGCTTGGACGGTAAAGAACAGACGCTTCAAGAATAGTCGCGATGTCGGGTGACACTACGATGAAGTTAGCTGATCCTCTTAGAGTAAGTCTGTGGATCTCATTAGCAACATCAATAATGGTCTCGACCAGAGTCTCATACCATTCGCGGACGGTGCCTGTGAAGCTTGGACCAATAGAACCAGCTCCACCAGGAGTGACAAGGTTACCATTTCTCTTGTTCATGAACTTGCCTGGTGAACGTGACCAGTAGAAGTTCGTCTTAGCCTGAGTGAGTAGATCATTAAGGATCTCTCTATCAAGCTCAAGAGCAATCTGCTCGGAAAGGATCTGAGTAAGCTCAACTTCAGCGTCAAGACTGTGATAAGCATTCAAGTCCTGTGCGAGTTCTGGTGACCAGCGAGCGCGGAGCTTACGGGTTACTGCAGTAACTGCGATTGACTCTACCTTAATGTCGATCTCTGGGATCTCTGGTGAAGGCGAAGTAGCGAAGTTAGACTCAAAGGTTGGAATAGTAAGAGCATCACCATCTGACCCTGCATCAAGACTTGGGCTGAGAACATAGTCAACGCTATAAGTCTGCTCGGCCGTGCTGCCCTTAGTACCAGAAACGATCATTAGAATAGCTGCGTTAGCATCACCAGCTCTAACTAGCGGATCTGCGGTGAACGAAGTTCCATCCCACTTACCAAGCTGATTAAGCCTACGAACATTAAGCACTCTATCGCCACTTGCTTGAATATCCTGAGATTTCAAGGTTGGTGAAAGAATAGTCGGCGCAGTGCCATCAGGTGGTATAAGAGCAAAGTCTTTTACCATAGTGGCGTCTGCATTACTAAACTTGCCTGAACTAAAGTCAACAAAGTAAGCCTTGAATACGCCGAGGCCTGCATCGTTGGGGTTATCTTCAATAATTCTACAAATCTGCTCATCGAACTGTAGAAGCTTGCCATCAGAACCAGTAGCGACCATACGTCTTACTTCATCGATAGCGTCAGCTGAGAATGTTGTATTCCCCATATAGGCGCCAGATGCAAGGAGCGTTACGCTCGAAGCAATCTTATGTACTCTTGAATAACCAGAGCCAGCAAGATTATACTGACCGCCGATTCCAAGAGAACCAGAACGTATGCCTTTACCGACTGGAGAATTGTAAATTGAACTTCCAGATGGGTAAGATGCATCGATACCTGAGTCGTCGCGACCACCAACGTTGGTTCCGTAGGTGTAATCAAGATAGAAAAGGAGGCCAGATGGAAGGCTCATGGGCTGTACAGATACAAGCTCATTAGCAACCAGGCCGCCGAAAACTCTACGAACGATTGGGAATGCAATGTTTTGAAAACCGCGGAGGTCTCCAGAACTAGTTAAGTTTCCACCACCGGTGGAAATTGAGTTAGCCTCGCGTAAGACCTGTGATGCCTGATTTTCAAGCAGCGTAGCCATATTTTCGCGAGTGGTGCCCTCAAGGCCTCTAAGGAGACCAGTGCGGGACCACTTTTCAATTAACCTTCTGTTACCCGTTCCAACATTACGTTGACGAATACCCTCGGTTAACTGATTCAGTGTAAATTTCTTAGACATTTGAATTTCTCCTTTATGTTTATTCTATTTGTCTGACGTTAACCCGGCGAGTAAAGCCCAACGATCTACCTCATTCCCATTGCTGGCAGGCGCGCCTGACCGGGTTGATTTGGATGAAGATGCGAGCAATCGGGAGCGACTCTCAGATAGAGTCTTACCGGAACCCCGATTTAGAGATGCACTCAAACTCTTATAAAGGAGTTTGGCTTCTCTGATTGTGCGTGCTTTGTCGAGTGCTTCGACTACTACACGCTGCTGCTTTGTTGAAAGCCCACGATTTTGCATGAGCTTATTAGCAAACAGAAGCTTAGCGTTAAAAAGATTCATTTCTGCAAGCTGCTTCTTTAATTTAGTAACAGTTCTTTCAGCCATGACGGCTCTTTTAGTGTTACGGGCTGGAGCAGCTCTTCTGGTGCGACGTGACTCTGAAATTCTTCTGTTTCTACGAGTTCCACGAGTTCTACGATTACGTCGCTGTGATTCAGCTAACTGGCGGCTTGCTCTGCGGAGTCTACGGCGAATAAAAGCTTCAACCTGCGGTGCAGGAACTCCAGGATCACCTAGTTCATCAGCGAGAGCGTTAAGAAGAGCGTCTTCGTCGACATCGACAATAACGTCACCTTCATCTTCTCCACCATGTGCAAGTGCAGGATCGGCTGCGGCAGCTCTTCCCTCTTCTTGCTCACGAAGTCTTCTCATTTTAAAGAGCTCACGACGTAGCGCAGCTTCATCAATTTCGTAAACTTCGTCAAGATCTTCTCCGTCCCCGTCGTCAGAATCATCACTTTCTAAAGTAATTTCTTCTTCTTCTTCGACATCTTCCTCGACTTCAACCTCTTCTTCGGCTGGTGCGACTTCAACGTCGAGACCGAGTGCGGCCCCAAGATCTAATATTGCGTCTTCAGCTGCTTCCACATCGGGTTCAGCTGCGACTTCTACGTCTTCCTCGACATCTACATCGAGGTCAACTTCTTCTTCTTCTTGTTCAAACATGCCCACTTCCTCAAGACTCTCATCCTTTGTTAACTCTTCAAAGAGTCTCCTGAAAGCTGCTGCGTCACGTCTTCTAGACATTTTGCTCATCTCCTTTATTAGTTGAGTTAATTGTAATTCGAGTCTATTGTCAATGGACTCTTTCATAAGTATTAAATTATTAGATAAAGTAATAACTTCTTCTAACAGACGACCATAAAATATAATCGCTGTTTGTTTTTCAACAGAGCTACATCTATTAAGATTTACTCCATCAATCGCTTCTCTTAGCATGTTGAATTTTCTAGATAAAGAAACAACACGGCCAGAAATATTCTTTGTTTTTGACACATTATGCAAAAAATTCTCTAAACGCAAAAAAGACTCTTGACTTAAAATAAGATCTTCTTCTTCGTCATCATCACCCTCGCCAAGATCCATATCTAGATCACCCTGAACAGTAATCGATACAGTGGGAGCAGCGGGGGGTGGCTCTTCTGCCGGCGCAGCCATTGGCAATTCTTCAATTGCTAAATCTACCATTTCTTCTGCAGATTCTTCTGCTTCATCCCCTATTACTAAATCTGATTCTTCTTCAACATCATCAATAAGCTGCTGTTCAATAAGACTTCTGATTCTAGGAGTAACGGCTTCAATAATTTTATTTTTTGCGTTTTGTTCAGCCATGTCACGCAGTTGTTTTGCTTCTGCGATGGCTTCGTTATAAAGATTTTTGCTCATTTCCCTCTCTCTTTAGAAGAAACTAATATCACTATGTATTCGTAAATATTCATCTAAAAGCGAAGATTTAATTCTATAAGCCAAATTATTTCCCATATTTTTGAATTTGATGAATTTTTTCAGTTTGATTTTGAAGTCTTTCTATGTGCGCCAAGTCTTCATCTCCAAAAATAATATCTTCTAAAGAATAGTTGGGGCCATTTAAGTCTTGTAAAATTTCAATTGGCTCTGGTGCAGAAGAATAACCTTTTTTTGTGCCCGTTGGTCTAGAAACTGTTCTAAAAGTATTAGTTGGACCGGGGTGTGGTAAAGCAGCACCCGACCCGCCAGTTCCAGAGCCAGTCCTTCCTCTATACATTTTTGGAAAAGGAACCATTCCTTTAGATGTCGAATTTTCTGACATTTTTGTAGCTCCATCAACAAAATGAAACGGATCATTTCCATATTTGGCGTATGGATCAGAAGGCTCATAGCCTAAAGCTTTAGTCAGTATAGATTCGTAAGTATCATCATCTATAAACTCTTCAGCTTCTATATCCTCTTCGTCTTTTTCTGGATACTGAACAAAAGATCGCGATAAATCAAACTTTCTTTTTAGACGACCATAGCCCAGGTCATCCCGTGGATCATAAGGTGCGGGGTGACCGAGGCCATGATTTTTTAGTGGCATTACTCACTCTAACTCGTCAAGTTCCGTAAGGTGAACTACCAAACGCGAGTTCTCCGATAGCAGATGTATTTTGTGCCGTGGAAGAATCAGTAATGCTCAAGCCAGAACCAACTCCAACGCCAGGCGGATCGCTTGGCTCCATGTTAGCTAAGCTGTCTGGAGCAGCAGGCTGATCTGCTGGGTTTGAGCTGCCTTCGCCCGGAGATACAGTGTTGGGCACCCATTGGTTTGCTGGAGCTCCTCCACCATCATTAGAAATATCTCCAGCTGGAATATTTAATCCCCAATCCATCGGCTGCTCGCCGAAAGTATGCCCACCATCGTTGATAGTCGCTTGGAGTACATTTGCAGTATACCATGCAGCCATTGTCGATGGAGAACCGCTTCCATCATCTAAGAGTTGGTCAGCATTATTCAATGGCGAACCAGGGAAACTAGCTATAATTTCTCCATGATTAGCGGATCCTTTAGATCTTGCGGTTCCTGTTCCGTATCCGGTTCCCGGAATTGGAGTAACGGTTCCTTGTTTGTGGGTGGGCATTTGTTTTCTCCTGAAAAAATATTAAAGTGCTTTAAGTACTCTTCGACCAAGGCGCTTTCTTGCTTCGTGAACTTTAGTAAGTTCGCGTCTAAGTTTGCCTTCCTTAATTTTAAGAGCTTTGAGATGGTCTAAATCTTTCTCTAAACTACCTGCAAGTTCGTCGGCATCTACTTCTTCAGCGTGAACATAAGATGGATCTTCAACTCCTGACGCAACTGGGTCAGAAGTCTCTACCATTTTCTTTCTTTCTTGCAATACCAATCTTCTTAAAAGGGATGGTGTTAATTTCTTTGTGCTTCTTCTTTTCGACATTTTAAAACTCCTAGAACGGGGTTGTTCCTTATTACTTATCATCTTCCCGCGTTTTTTTTACTTATCAAACGCTAATTTTGCCCAATTATCTGCACCGTCAAAGATGTCCATTGGGTCATTTTGGGCCATTGCTTTAGTTGCAGCATCGCCGTGGGTCATCCTTTGGGCGGTAGAATTTTTTGTCTCAGCTAATACTTGTGTTTGAAATGTATTAGCAGCAGTATCTGCAAAAATACTCGCCATTATGGGATCTTTTACATCTGGTACTATCGGATTGATAGATTCTTCTCTTTTCTGCATTTTAATATGATCTAATGCGGGCCTTCGAGTAGTGGGGGTTGATTTTTTAGAGCCGGCTTTGGTTCTTGTTTTAGATCTAGACTCTTTTAGACTTGAAGCAGGGCTGTCTGCAAGAAGGCCCTCTGCAAGAATTTCTACCAAGCACTCTTTTACGATGCCCTTCAACATAGATTTTGAAATTTTTGCCATTATCCAACTCCTCGGAAACCAAGGGATCCTGTGAGTTTAAAGAATTCTGAAGGTCTAATATTAGTAAGCCCAGCTACCAATGAAAATCCAGTTCCGCCAGATTCACCCGATGTAAAAAACAATTTATCGCAACGAAGCTCCCACAAAACAGTGGAAGTTCCGTCAAGTGAGCCGGTTGGTATTATATAATAATTGCGGCTATTACCCTGTGCTTCAACGGCTGAGCCTGAAACAGACCCGCCTCTTCCATCAACTCCATTTTCGGTAAAACCAACTCTTAATTCTTTAGCGCCGATATTTCTAATTTGGACCCATCTTGTAACAGTTGGAAACTTAACACTTACCACACCACTACTGCTGATTTCATCATAATTGCTTGATGTTACAAAAGGCGTGCCAGAACACTGGTATTCCGGCGCAAAGTTCCAACCGGGGCCAGTTCTATAATTTGACATTTTTTACTCCCAATCTAAAATATCGTTAAATATTCTATCAATTCTATCTGTTTTATTAAAATGCTTATTTAAATCAGACCTTCTAACTTCTACACCTTCACGCATCATAAAAGCTCCTGGAGTCGAAGGCTCACTAACGAAATCCCAGCAAATTAATTGAAAATCGTCTTGAACTACTTGGTGATCTCCCTCATTTTTAGTAGATCCAACTCCTCGAGATGATATACCTAAAGTCACTCCAGATTCGACTAAACTCTGGAGTATTTTTCCAGCTGGAGTATCTAAAAGCTCTACAGTTCCATAGCATATATCTCCGTCCATATAAGCTTCTCTTACTATGTGAGACACGTTTTTAAGTTCGACAACTGAAGAGTCGGGATGATCGCACTCTCCAAGCGCTCGATTTTCTGCTATGAATTTTTGATAGTTTCTAACTTCTCTATCTAAGATAACGCGAGGATAGACTCTGCCGTTTTGATTAAGCGTATCAGACTTTTGAAGTACGCCTCGCATTAAAATTTTTCCGCCGTTATTTTCTCTAGATTCTTTAATTTGATCTACAGTATATTCAAACGGAGTCCAACTCGTGAGCAAATGTAATTTAGAATCGCTCATACTGAATCCTCCTTAAGTTCTTCTGAAAGTTTAGAAAGCAACAAGAATCTAGAAATATTTTCGTCATCATGAATATTTTCGTCTAATCTAGAAATGTTATTTTTAACTTTGTTAACTTTTTCACAAATGACCTTATTGCTATGCGAATTTGGAACTTGGGATATTTCGTGCATGGCAGCAATTTTTACTTCGTTTAATAAACTCTTTAAAGAATTTTCTCCAGAACAAAAAACGTATTCTTTAATTATTTTTGTTTGCATTTGATTTAAGCTAGAATCATATTTTTTATTAAATTTTTCTAACATTATTTTCACAGTTAGCTTATTTACATCTTCAGTTTTTTCATCTTCGAAATTATGCTGGTCTTCTTCTCTTAGAAGCATGTCCTGCACTAAAGATTCATATCTGATGGCTTCTTGTAGCGATCCCGCCTCACCTTTTTCCCACAAGTTTAAAAGATTTTGAACGGTTGCGTATTCTTTATATTCTTGGACTCTCTGGTTATAAAAATTAGAATTGCCCATTTTGTAATTTATGTCTTTTATCAACATAGATTTTTCTCTTTGGAGTTTTTTTGCATTTCTATTAACAGAAGCTGTTTTTGCCTCTCCTAATATTTTAATAGCTAAAGACTCTCGAGGCACCTTTGTTTTAACCATAGCTTGAAAAAGCCTAAACTCTTTATAGAGCTCTGTTCCAGGCTTGAAGTGTTTATCAATGATTCCTTTTACTATTTTAACTTCTCCATTTTTGCCCTCTACTAAAGCGCGTGATAGAGAAGAAAGTAGTTGTTCATAGATAATTCCAACATTTCTTTTTTTATTATGCTTCGGCATTTTATCCTTCATCCATTTCGTTTAAATCTTCTAGATCAAATTCTAAAGCAGAGTCATCTTGTTCAGAAAGAAGACCCCTACTATGATTATCTATAATATTTGAAAGGTTACTTATAACATCTTTCATAGAAGCATCCATTCTCGGCGCATTTACGCTATGATCTAAAAGTGTCGATACTTCTGAATTCATGTTTTCGCCAAAAGGATTTTTAAAAAATTCAGAATCGTAAGGGCTGTTCATAGAATCCCTCTTCCTTGTAGAAGACCCTACTCCGGTCATAGATTTAAAATCTGGAGAATGCAATCTTTGCGATTTAGAAGATCTAGATTTTTTTATAGGTTCATTCCATATATTTTTAACCATGTTGTCTACACGAGCTGGTCCTGATTCATCATCTAAAGAAAACTTTATAATTTCATCGTCATCTTCATCGTCATCTTCATCGTCATCTTCATTTATTGAATCTGCTTCTGGAAGTGGAGAAACTCCTATTGGGAGGACGTTACCATCTAGTACATCACCAACTACTTGATCAGCTGCGAATAAGCCACCTTCATCTCCGCCTTCATCTCCGCCACCAGCGTCGTCACCACCGCCCTCTCCACCCGAAGCTTCAAGTTCTGCGTCTCTCTTTTTGTCATTTGCTCTTCCCTCTTCCACTAATGCTATTTCTTCATTAGTAAGACCTAAAACATTTTTTCTAACCCAATCTTTATCCAACATTCCTTCTGGCACTTTTCCAGCAATGTCGAATTTTTGAGAAATTAGTTCTAGTTTCTGTTGCTGGGCTATGCTTGAGGGGTTAGAGAGTTTTAAGTCAAAATCTACCAAATCATCGCCAGTAAATCCATGAGAATAAAGATGAATCATTGCAAGCTTATTCAACTCTGATATAACCGTTTTTTGAATTCTTTGAATTGTCCTACTAAATCTTATATCTTCTTGAGCCAACGTTGCTTTTGACCCTATTTCTTCGTCATATCCAAGATATGCTTTTGGAATTTTAAGAGCTGCAAATAATTTCTTTTGAATATACTCTACATCTTCAATAGCTGACGTGTTTTGTCCTCCAGCCAGAGAAGATATATCGGTCCCTGAGTCACCTCCGCGAACCGGGATGAAGTAATCCTCATCCACGGAAAGAGGGTTATATCTGAGATCTACTCTGCCATCCGATTTATTAACAACTGGCTCTCTCTTAAGAGAAGTTTTAGCTTGCTCAAGATATTCGGCCACATTTTCCGGTGGAACATTTCCTACGTCAATTTTAAATACACGGCGCTCAGGTGCGCGTATGATACGATAAACTAACATCGCATCTTCGATGAGAATCAACTGTCTCCAAATTCTTCGAGCTGACTCTAATACGCTAGAGCCGTATGGAAGAAACGCGTCGTTGCCAAGTAAGCGAAAGTGGGTGATTTGCCAATTTTCAAGAATCTGATTTCCTTGCGTCATCCAGCGAAACCTAACCGCTCCTGGATTTTCAGGATCGTAACCTTCTTCTCTTTCTATTTCAGAGATTGGAATTGGATAGCAAGCTATTACACCAAACTCAGGAGAAACATCGTTAAACAAGAAAAAATCTCCGTACTTACATAAATTTCTAACCCACATTGGAAGATTAAAATCTAAATTCAGAGTATCATAAAAAAGAGTAAACAATAGCTCTCTTATTTTTCTATTTTCAGAATATATGTGGAGTACATTCCCTTTATCGTCTACTGATGCAGTTTCTTCTGAATATATGTCTAAAGCAGAAGAAATCTCTGGAGTGGCTTCCATTTCTGAAAAATCAGAATATCTTGCCATCCTGTCAAAAGACCCATATGCGGACATTGTATTTGTGTATATGTCGCTATGTGATTTCCTAAACTGCTGTAAAGAACTCGCGGGTCCAGGATTTTTACCATCAAAAGACTTTATTCTTCTTTTAATAGACGGACCAGCTCTAAAAAGAGCAGTTAATCTTCTAAATAAACTTGGTGAGTTATCAGCCATTTTCTATATCACTCTTGTTCTTACAATAAATATTCATTTTTATTCTAGAATAAACTATTTCAACAGCCAGCCAAAACTATATGGCTTTTTTTCGTCATCTTCCATATCAGCTTCATCTAAAATGACTGGCTTAAATGGATTGATTTGATTGACTGTTTTAAGCTTAGGATCTAAAATGCCCTTTGGAGCATTACTCATCACGCCCATAGCTTGAAGCATTGCTTGGTTGAGATCGACACTCTGTTTGTTGAAGGCTTCACTGGTGTCATAAAGCCATAACCCTATAGCTAAAGCCATAACTAGATCATCGTTTTTATCACGCATAGCTTGCGCTTTATTGTTTTTCCAAATAAAAGTTTTCATCTCTTCATAAAATCTGGAAGAATATATTTTTATCTGCTTGTTTCTTAAAACTTCTTCTAGACGAGTAAGAATTTTTCCACGGTTATTACCCTGGGTAGAAAAACCAGCTTTGCCGATGCTTCCATTTCCATATAAGACGTCATATTTTTCTTTCTCTTTTGCAAAATATATGTTGGTGTATCCAAGTTCTTTTAATTTAACTAAAACTGCATAACCGTATGTATTAGACTCTGGACAGATCACGGCGTTGTTAAATCTTTTTCCAGCTTCAACTAACAATATTCCAAATTGGTCTGGCGGGATTTTTCCTTTAAATTCGCAAACTATTTCAGATTCATTAGTGTCTATAACATGAAAAGCTGAATAGTCTTTAGAGTCTCCCCTAGAAACATCTGCGGAAATGATATAATCGTGATCAGTAAGAGAATATTTCCATTGCCAACAAGCCATTTCAGGACCCCATCTTTCCATGGGCGATTTTACCATGTATCGAAGATATTCTACATCTTCTGCTTTTAAAAATGTTTCTCCAGAAGCAGCAAAATCACACAACAGCTCTTGAGCGACTTGTTTGTCGGAAAGGTTTTTGCACTCTTCTTCAAACCATGCATCGTCTCTTTCCGGATGCACGTCCCATTGAAGTTTTATAGGGTTAAATTCATTCTCTTTAGATTCGGCCTTAATATAAAGATCATAATATTGTCCTCCCACGCCATTTGGTGTCGAAAGTATTATTGCTCTACCGCCAGTGGACAAAGTGGGATATAGCCCCATCCAAAGCTCATCAAAATTTCTAACAAATGCAGCCTCATCTACGATAAGCAGTGATAACGCTTCAGATCTACCAGCGTCTTCGGAAGTTGGAACAGCTTTTATTTGTGAGCCATTACTAAATTCTACGCTCTGCTTATTGTTTCCAGTTATCTCTGGCAAAACTAACCATGGAGGTAATCCCCGCATAGCTGTTTTAACTTTTTTAATAAAGTTCATAGCCACGCTTAATTTTGTCGCAATAATTAAGACATTTTTATCTTTATAGAATAAAGCTAACCAAGCGGCGTAAGCTGCCGCAAGAGTAGATAAGCCGAGCTGTCTAGACTTTAAAACAACGTTGAACCTGTGTTCAACAAAATCATTAACGCAATCATTTTGAAAAGGGTACGTTTTAAAATCTATAGTCCCTCGCAAAGGATGCTGAATTTTGACATAAGTGTTAATGAAGTAAAGAGGGTCTTTTCCGCACTTTATTATTTCTTTAACTTGTCTTTTTTTATTTTGCGGAGCCATCTCTACCCATCGTTAGTTAGCTTATGGAAAAATCTACAAATTTTCTATAGAGCGCTACTCGACGGGGATTTACTGAAGATGCTTGAACTAGCTCTACACTGTCTCTTTGAGATTCTTCTTTTAGTCCTAAAGCTTCGCCTGAAATATCTTTATACTGTTGTTTACAGTTTGATATGAGTCCCGCGATTCGTTCATTTGCTTCTTCGGCAACTCTTGGAATTTGAACTTCCATTCCTCGCTCTGATGCTAAATACACTATCGTGCTAAACATTACTCTAAGAGTATTTTCTCCAACTAAATTAGCTTTACAGCTATAAGTTTGGCTACTCTTACCCCAAGAAGTTTCTAAAATCTGTCCGAGTACATTGGTTTGTTGAATTGAAAGCATTTTGTAATCCTCTACTTCACATAATAACTAGGCAACTCTAATCGTTTTTTTCTCATCTGTGCCTTCTTTCTTTTGCCAGGCCTCCAATTTCGATCCCAGCGCTTCTTATTTGGCCACACTACTTCGTCTACGCAAAGAGAGCAACATCCATATTTATTAATCGTAGAGCAATCATGATTATCTCTCATTAAAGTAAGACAAACCGGACAATCGAAAGGAATAAAATTTTCTTTGTTTGTTTTGTCTACTATGTTTAAAAATTCAAATTTATTCATGAATCACCTGCGAATCAATACCTTTTGAAAATATATCTAAAATAGTATCTACGCTATCTTTCACAGCATCTACGTGAGAAATAACTAAAATATTCTTAAACCATTTTTTCAATGATTGAAGAAGTCTATTACAAGCTTCGACGTTAGTTTCATCTAAAGCTCCGAATCCTTCATCAATTATAAACGTGTCGCACTTTGGTAAAGAAGAAACATTTACTAACGCCACTCTAATAGCTATAGAGGATATCATTTTCTCCATGCCTGAAGCGCATTCAATAATTCTCTTTGAGTCTCCATAATTTATAAAAACATCCATAGAATTTGATTTTAAGTCAGCTTCAAGCTCAACAGTAAACTCTACAACTCCATGTAGTATCTTTGCAATTTCTTTATTGATTTTAGGAAGCTGCATTGTCAAAATATGAAGTGGTATGCCCTTTTTGTTCACGCCATTCATCAAAATTTCGTATATCCTCCACTCCATCAATAGATTTTCATAGCTAGTTTTTTCTTCTTTTAGCTTAGCTAGCTCTGAAGTCGTTAGTCCGATAGATTCACTTGTACTTATTCTTTGAGCGTCTAAATCTCTAGCTGTTTTTTCGAGTTTCATAAGCTCTATTTTTATAGAATTAATCCTCTCAGATTTATCTGACATATCCACTCTAGATTTTAGACTTTCATACTCTTTTTCTAATTCTAATATAAGCAAAGAAATTCTATCTTTTGCAGATTCTGCCTCTCTAGATTTAGCTTCTAACGTAGATCTTTCTATTTTGAAATTACTCTCTTTTTCTAAAAGGTTTTGGTATTTATCAATTTTAGACTTTAAATCTTCGTCAAGCAATATAGAAAAAGCTTTTTTCGCTGATTGGATTTGCTTCTCTATATTTTCTACTAAATTAACTTGTTCTTCAATTAGACTTTTGTCGAGATGAGATCTTTTAATAAATTTGCATGTTGGAAACTTATCTCCACAGGGAACTTGGTCTAAAAGCGAGATAGAGTCTCTCTTATTTTTTAAAGTAGATTTTTCTTGATCTAGACTACCCTCCAAAACCAATAAAGTCTTTTCTAGCTCAAGTTGAGCTCCATATTTTTCTTTTAATTGATCAATTGGGAACTGGTTCTTTAGTTGATCTATTTTAGTTAATTTTGCATCGAGATTGTCCAGAGTTATCTGGTTAGTTTCTACAGCTGAATTTAGCTCAGAAATTCGTTCTCTATTTTCAGATATCTCGCTTTCTGATTTAGTTAAATCAGCTTCTGTTATGATTTCAGAAAAAGAAGATGCTGATTCAACTTTTATTTCTTGAATTTTAGAATTTGCAGAAGCTAAATCAGAATCGATTTTCAGCCTCTCTTCTTTTAGACTTTTTAAAATCAAGCCCTTTTCTAATATAAGAGTGTTCCACTCTCTTTCAGGAGATTTGTCTAGTAAAGCCTTAATATGAATAGAGTCTTCTTTTGCGTTGTTCAAAATAGTTTCGAATATATTCAAATCTAAAAAACTAGCTAAAATTTCTTTTCTTTTAGTCGCGCGGTGCTTTATAAAAGTGTTTATCCCTCCCTGCGACGCAAAGGAAGTTAACATAAAGTCTTCGTAAGTTCCAACTAAAGATCTTAATATTGCGTCAGTTTCCCTTCGTTGGCCACCAGATAAATCCTTGAGTTCTCCATTGGTGTCTACACGATAGAGGTTTAAGTGAGTGACAGCATTGATCTCGCCACGTCGGTTTTGGTGTTTTACTGATTGGCGCTCCAATCTGTGACAAACTCCGTTTACTAAAAAATCAAGCTCAACTTTACAGTGGCCCTTTCGGGTATTGATTACGTGAAGATTTTTAATAGATCCTCGATCCGTTGTGTTATAAAGACCATACATGATCGATCCTGGAATAGAAGATTTTCCAGATCTATTTTTACCGAAAAGACCCACCACGCCGTGAAGAGAATCAAAGTTGATAACGTTATTTTTTCCATAAGAAAAAACATTGTCAAATTGAAGCTTTTTTATTGACCATTTAACGTTTCTGGGGGTGTCATTTTCTATTACTGAGCCTGTATATTTTTTCAACAACACTGAAATTTCTTGCCATTCTTCTTCAGATATAGACGCTTCTTTGTAGTATTGCTTTAGTAAGTCTAAAATAACTGAAGGGTCTCTAAAATTAGAAAAAGACTCATCGTTAGTTGATGATTCTATAATTTGAGATTTTATATCGTCGAATTTAAAAACTATTTCAGAAGCTTTTTTCTTTTCTTTTAGCTCAGAATATAAATGCTTTATCTCGGTTTGGGGTATTTGAAATTGCGATCTAATCCTAAATCTCGAACCATCTGGATATTTGCTAGATTCCCTAACGGTATCTACAACAGTGTCTTTCCAGTCTATAGTGGCGAAAGGCTTAGAGTGAAAAACTTCAACAAAGTCAACGTCAAAATCATCAGCTGATCTTATGTCCCACACTAAAAATCCTTTTCCAGGATCTTCTCCGTAGTTTTGTTGTATAGTAGATCCGGGGTACGCTATAGTTTTAGACTCATTTAAAAACTGAAATTTATGGATGTCTCCAAGAAAAGCAAACTCAAAATCTTTAAAGAATGTGTGCTCTACTTCACCCTCAATTTCCCAATTGATATCCGTAAAAGATCCGAGCACTCCACCGTGAAACAGAGCAATATTTACTTCTCCCTCTACAGGCTTAACATTTTCCCAATTCTCTTCATCAAAGCAAGAAAAAACTCCCCAGTTAAAGCCAGGGATGCCAGTTGAGTAAGTTCCAGAATCCTTATACAAGTGCAAATTGCTGTTATTAAGGGCTGAAATTATAGGAGATATAGCATCTTGCCTGTGTGGGTTAGAAATTAAGCCATCGTGATTTCCAAGAATAACATGAGTTGGAGCTACTTTAGCTAATTCTTCAAACCACCAAGATAAAATATCAATTAACTCTGGAGATATTCCCTGTGTTTTTGAATGGACTATATCTCCACCGACAAATATTAAATCAGGGTTAATTTTCCTAGCTTTTTCAAAGAAATCTAAAAAAGATTCTCTGTATTCTTCGTGACGAGATAACCCGCGGAAGTGAACATCAGAAAGGTGGATACATTTAAAAGACATATTTTTTCCTACACCAAAGATCCGCTTTTAATAGATTTTATTCTATATTTTAGAATATCTCTAGGGCTCCAAATTTTTGCGGTATCTTTCAATTTTATAAATTGCGCCCTTGTCATTTCGCCGACGTCATCATAATTTTCAACATTTAAAATTCTGACTTTTATCCCATACGAATATAAAGATTGGCATATTTTCTGTTGTTTAAGCTTTGCGTCTATATCTAAAGCCAGAATTACAGGCGTGGAGTGAGCTACAATTTCTTGAAACAAAGCATAATCTTTGTTTAAAAAAGACCCTAAAATTGAAGTTGCATTATAATTGCACTTCACCAAATCTAGAGGGCCCTCAACGATCGTAAGCTCTTTATCCCAATCAATATTTATTTCATTAAAGATTAAATCTTTCTTTTTGGCTTTAGCATTCAAGTATTTTCTACGACTAGAACCGTCTATGCTTCTTCCCGTGTAATAATTTAAATTTCCAAGTTTATCAAAAGAAGGCATAATCAATCTACGCCTGAAACTTCCAGATCGACAAGTTCCAAATTTATAAAACCATAAATCTTTTTCAGATAAGCCTCTAGAGACTGCATATTCTATAGTGCTTCTAATATCTGGATCTCTAGATTTTAAATTTTGTGCTAGCAATACAAACCCTTTTGGAATTTCTACTTTAATAAAAGCTTCTGGCTCTATCACTTCTTCAGATTCGCCCTCAAAAAACAGAGATTGGTATTCACTGTATTTTTTAGGAGCGTATTTTCTAATAGTGTATTTGAGAGTTTTTCCCTTTAGCCCGCAAACCCAACAGTGATGCATTCCATTGATCAATTTAACTATTAGCTTTTTTTTATCTTTCCTGTCTTTAGAACACTGTGGACATGTGAGAGCTATGCTTTCGCCGTTAACTATTCCGGGTCCAAATGTAGCTTGTAAAAAAGCGGCTTTCGCAGATAAATTTTGTTGCATCTAATAAATAGTAACTTAATTTATGCTATTGTTCAAGAACGATCCCAGCCATGGAAATAACATAAGCGTCTGCCATATCATAACAGCTAGATTCTAAAACCGATTGCCCTTTTCTGGGTCCGCTTTTAAGAATTTTAACCGGCCAATCGAAAGTTTTCAGTTGAGAATCTACCCAGTCTAAAACTTGTTCTTTAGTAGATTTTTCTGCCTTCTTTCCCCTAACAATTTTAATCCCCAACGATTTCCTAGCCGTGTTTACGTTTATGAATTCTGGAGCTACGCAAAACTCATCTTGGGCTAGATAGCTAACTACTCCATTAAATCGAGCTAGCGTTAAAAGTGTTTTTGCAGAAGAGAGCCCTGGGCGAAAAGCTTGCAAGTTTTCTTCAATACAAATTCTTTCAATTTCATAATCAATATTTAGCTGCCCAAGAAGACTTCTAACTTTTTTTGCTTTCGCAAACGAAGACTTCTCTTTTTGAAGATCGACGTATCCCATTTTTATTAATTTTCCAGAAACGTCGACCAAACACCACCCCGTGCAACTAGTTGATATGTCAAGTCCAAGTATCATTAATAATCCATTTTAATCCTAAAAAGATATTTATCAGTTATTTTTTTAACTACTGGCTGAGAAAGCTGTGCTCTACCAACGACATTCAAGTTATTATCATGAAGCAAGACTTCACTAATCGCAACGAATACATCCGTGTCAGTATTCGCGTAATTATCTGGTTTCATGGGATGAAACGTGGGATTTGAAGATGAGTTAATTCTTCCTACGTTGGCGTTAATATTCACTTCTTGCGAATGGACATTTTGGTAGCCTTCTAGATTTACTTCAAATTGATCTCTTCCAAAAAATAGAATATTTGGAGATTTTATAATAGAGATACCTTCTTCGTAAAGAACATTTCCAACTGAATTCCAAGTGGCTGGTGGAGTTGCAGAGTCAGCCCTATATAGATTTCCTCTTAGGTCATCAACTATTCTCATCGAAACTTTTCCATTAGACCCAGTAATAGCTTTATCGAACAAAGAATAAGTTCCAGGTTTAATAGATTGACCATAGAATAAATTAGAAGAATCAAAAAATACTACTTCATCAGAAGAATTATCTCTTGTAAGCTGCAATATCTGCGGTTCGGAACGACTTGACCAATCACCAGATTCTGTCATTTGAACTACATAAGAGCTATCAGAATCGTCTTGCATTGTGCCTGTGACCAACATAGGCATCTTATGCATATCTCTCAAAGTTATCAAAGAAAGATTAGAGAGGCCCAAATCATCAACATAAGAACTTATAAAAGATCCTGAGGCCGGTGCAGAACCCAAAATAGAAGTAACTCCATTCGGATCTGAAGCTGTCATTAAAAGATCGAAAGATGGACTAAATAACCCATTGTCGCATGGAACAATAGTAAGATTTCTTGCCCTAACATAAGAAGACTGAACGCCAAATTCGTAAAGAAGTCGATTCGCGGTCTGCCAATCTTTAGTCGTATCAGATATTTCTGAAGATGTAAGATGAAACAACCGGGGGAACGTGTGATGACGATGATCTCTAACAAAATTTTGCAAATTTATATCTTTTCCATCTACGTCAAAAGATAACCAAGTATTAAATGGCTGCTCGGTTTTTTGTTTTATAGACTGAAACGGTGTTCTCAAAACTTTTCTAGATGTGCTATCTTTAGTAAAAAATGGGGGTAAATAAAATTTAATCGACGCATCCAACACTTCTCTTGAGGGACCTTTGATGCTAGCAGTTATAATTTCGTTAGTAGTATTAACTCTATTGTATATTCTAAGATCGTGAAATTCTGCATTTAGTGGATGATTTAAAAGAGTGGCAGTTGGGTCTGATGAAAAACCAACGCCCCAATCTTGTACACCTTCTGTTGACGCTGCATTTTCGTTAAAAAACGCGCGGAGATCTGATGTCGCTCCAGAGTTCTGGCCATCGTAATAATTTCCGATAAACAACGGATTAAACTTCGTATAAAACGGTTCGTTGAAAGAACTAGATGGGACACTAAACATAGATTTATTCTGTTCCACACCGTCTATCCAAAAAGACCCAGTTCCCCCCTCAGCCCAGGCCGCTTTGCCCATATAGTTGATCGACACATGATGCCAGTGATTTAATTTTAAAGAATGCTCGTCTGAGACAAATATTAAATCTTGCGGGTAAGATCTAGAATTATTTTTAATGCTTAAATCTATCTCAGAAGGTTTTGTATCGGCTGACGATGATAGCTGAAGTGCCACTCGGAAAGTGTTAGGCAGCCCTTTCATGTTTAGTCCTGAGCCCGTATGGAGAGTCACAGCATAGCAGGAACTCATGTGCATAAGGGTGCCCGCTTTATATTCTAGTTCAGGACCTTCAGTGGTGTATCTAGGGTTTATATAAAAACTAATATTAAACGAACCAGTTATAGCATAAGTCCCTACGCTTGGATCGGCTGTAGTAGAAGGCGAAGGATAAATTAGCGCTCTGTTTGGAGAAACCGACGATGCTGTAAAGAAATTAATAGCATTATAGTTAGTGTAAGAAAATTGAGCTTGCGGATATTGAACTCTGTAATATTTGAAAAGATTATTGACTACTACAGTTTTTCTAAGAGTGTCTGAAGTAAATTTATTAGTTGGTTTAAACCTTAAAATCTCTACATATTTTTTCAAGTTTGGAGACTGAACAACTTCATTTACTCCCGTGAGATAGTGAACGAATGAATCGTGTAGGGAGCCGCTAGAGACCATCGGCTGAACCGACGAAGATGGAAAGAGAGTGGTTGATAATCCTAGATCTGATAAAAGAACTCCATGAGAGTTTCTATTTCCATCTTGCATTATCTCTTCGGCAACAGAAGCTGTAGCCCACAACACGCTTCTAAATTCGTCTAAACTGCTATCATTAAACCCAGAAGCTCCCGCAGATGAAGAATAAGTCGGGTGAGCTTGATCTTTTATAGACGTTGATCTCTCTGCATATACGAAGATAGATCCCGTAATTCCGTTAGATGATGAAGAGAACATTCTCTTCGGATGCATCTGTAGGGTTACGACATCAAAATTCTTTGCATTTAATGCTATAATTGACATTTATATCCATCGCTTAGAAATCCAGACGAACTCTCAAAGTAAGATCTTTTTCATCGTTCTTTTCAATTGGTCTAGACAACTTAGCGACCGCCAATAGATTGTTAGCAGAATCATATAATCCAACAGTTGTGATATATGTAAACGTTCTCTGGTCTGTCGTGGGGTCATCTATTACATTAATATTTCCTGATTCGTCCGTATAACTTGGGTTAGATGAATAATTGTATTCACTTGATTTAGCACGGCAGAAATAGATGTTAGAATTAATCTTAGTGACATTTTGAAAAGTAGCTGATGTTAAACTACCAGAACCAAATCTGCAAGTTGCAAGATGGTCTATAATGTTATCAATAGACCCAGAACATAAAAAGTCTGGCATAAAGAGAGCATTTGGATTTCCAAATCTACCATTTCCTATAACAGTTTGTCCCGGATTAATAGTTATGCCGTCGCTGGTTGTCGAGCCGGCTCGCATAGCCGAGATAGTCCCCGACATATGCTGATCATACATGAAAATTTTACCCATATCAAGTACTGCGATTCCTTGATCATAAAACATTAATCCAACATATTCGCTAGTGTTAGAAGTGTTGACTATATAAGCTACATCTCCTCCATCTGATTTAAGCTGTCTTGTAGAAGCATTGATATCCGCATAAATAGATGATCCGCTGGTAGAAGTGCGCGAAACATTAGATCCCCAAGAGCCAGTAAACGCATCTAACCCATTAAAAATTCCAGTAGACCCTGTAAGATACCATCCGACTTTTTGAAGTGCGGTTGCTTCATCAGATCTTCTATTTGTAGAAGAGTCCCAATAGTCAAAATTATCAAAAGTGGCAGATTGAAATAATCTCATTGCAAAAGTTTCTTTTTTGATCTCATCTCGAGCAAAAAGTCTTCTGAAGTTCAAAAATAGCGCCTGCTCTATTCTATCTCCCTTTATTCCAAGTTGCGAGTTACTGCTTAAGCTGCTATCAAAGGCAGTGACTCCAGGGGCGTAAAACTGCTTGTTTGCATTTCCTAATAGAACTTGCGCATATTGACCGTAGTTTGAGAGTTTTTCTCGCATCATCAAAGACTCGGATGGAAACATGTATTTTCCATTAGTGTCAATACCAGTTCTTACATCGGTAACCATAGAGCTTCCGCTAAATATCCCAAAAGTCATATCCATGATCGCGTTAGAAGTCTGCAGAGAGAAATCTTGATCATACACTGTTTGAAACAAAGAAGAAGTCACCCCAGGGCCGATACCCCCCGTAACAAAAACTTGATATGCTCTTCTGGTACTAGACCCCGAGACATCTTCTTGGATGACGTCTACTAATTGAGTCAAATCGCTAGTAGACGTAGTAGAATCTCCAGCGCTGGCATTTATGCTAGTAAAAGTTGCCATTTAAAATTTCTCCATTATGATGATTTAACGATGTTTACTGCTTGAACTACTCGTTGGCCACTGAACACGCCAGTAATTTCAACATAAGTCGTTATAGTGCTGTTAGAAGCGTTAGTAGAATAATACGCAAAATAAGAATCAGAAAAGCTTCTCACTGTAAACGATAGCGTAACAGCCGCTCCGTTCCAACCTGAGGCGCTAGCGTTTCCGGAATAGTCAACTGTCGCAGTAGCTATATTGTTATTACCAACAGTAGAGCTCGCAGTCGATAGGGACAAAAATCTAGAATCATATTCAATTGTAAAAAGAGTATCTCTTACATCAGAAGCACCCGTCGCAGTAGAAGACGAAAACAGATCATCTGGTTTCTGAACTACTGAAATAGTTGAAGTTACTCCTCTAGTTGCTTCCGTAACATTTGATGTTGAAGAAACTTCTAAATACGGCAGTTTCGTTAAATATGGATTGCTGACTGTTACTAACTTATGTTTTAAAGCTAAATCAGCGTTAGTCTGAGCTTCGAACACGGGCGTGTTCTTCTCTATTTTCTCTTTACCGACTGTTCTACCAAACTTTTTAATAATAGTGTAGTCTACTTCGTCATCGCCCAAACCAAATTTTGATATTGAAAAGGTTCCTTCAGCGAGTTTTTTTCTTCCAATGTCAGTTAAAACTGCATCCACAATAATATTGTTGGTAGAGTGATCTAAAAATCCCATTTTTTCTCCAATGCTTTAATTATAGCAATACTACTCATCAAATAAATATATTCAACCCTAATAAACAAGAGAATCATATTAAAAACAAGCATGCTTGTTAAGATATAGTCCTCTGATCTTTGAATCTAATTCTTATATTTTTACTATTTTGCCTATCTAAGTTAATTATTTGCATTCTAGCGCCACCGATATCATTAGCATTAGTCCAAGGAATAAATTGACTGTCAACACCATCAGCATCTAATATTTTATAATAGTCTGGCGTAAAATATATCTTAAGATAACTATGTAAGCTGTCTTTAATTGAATCTTCTGTTAAAATACCCGGAATTAAAAAATTTGGATATGGCTTCGGAGACCCTTTAGGAGAAATCCATGAAATATCGAGCTGGCCGTTAGTTTTATCATATTTTACTCTATATTGCGCTGAATAGTTTGAGCTCAGCATATGCGTGTCGACAGCACAAATAGCGTAAATATAATCAGATTCATTATCAAAGCCAGAATCAGTATAAGAACATATTTGGTATTCTACTTTGTTGATATATTGAGATGGAACATTTTCAGATGGTTCTTGTTGATCTTCGGTGTAGTCAAAATCTATTTCCATTTGAAGAACGAATGGATCATCAATAGAAGACCTTCTAAAAACTTGATATTTTACAACGTCTAATTGAGGGTTTGCGCCTGGAGTCCAAATTATTTTTATAGTTCCATTAGAATTTCTATGAAACTCGACTCCAGATGGTGGCTCTGGTGGTATTTTTTCGACACACTCTACAACAGCTTTTGGAGCAGAGCGAGACTTAACTAAAGAATATTTTTGTGTTGTTATTGTATCCTCACCAGAAGCAGAATATTCATTCCACCGTAGCAAATAAACCGTACTTATTTGATAACAATAAGTGGAGCCGTATTTAACTTCGTAATCTGCAACGCTGTCTAAAGCATCCGTGTTATCTCCAGTAAAAAATGCTCTGGTAATGAATTCTTCTGTAGAAGAATCTATTATTTCGCTTTTATCAACTACATACCCCATGAAAGCAATTCCTGGCATAAAACCAGAATCTGAAGATGTAGAAGATTCTTCAGACATAACCTGCATTGTTGGCATATATTGGTCTATAGACAGCAAAGAAGAATCTTGACCTGCTCTAGCACCAGCCTGAGTGGATGCAGCAGATGATAAATCTGAATCTATTTTTCCAAACAGGGAGCTCAATGGAGCAGATTCTGAAAAGGCTAAAATATCAGATAAAAATTTATTATTAACAGCAAACGTCATCGAAAATTCACCATTTTCTTCTGTTTGAGAGTATTGAACAGCCGTTCCCAAAGATGGATCGTAATAAGAATATTCATTCGCAGAATCTATTTGAGCTCCATTCATTAAAGCATCTACGTCAAGAACATCTTTGGTTGTAGACATCAAACTCAAAGCATCTGCCAAACCAAGATTAGTGAATCCAGACTGGGTTGCGGCTGCTTCAATAATGGCTGCCGTAACATCTCCAGAAATTTCAGAATCTTCTAACGTAATAGTAGAAAAATTGTTTCCTTGAATTGTATGTTCAGAATTCAGTGTGTCATAGTATGTGTTTAGAATAGCTGCTTTTTCTGCAGCTTCAATGTCAATAGTTTCTACTGCCGATAACAGTGAAGCATCTACTGGAGGTGTAAGCTCTAATTGAATATATCGAGCGTAGCCATAATCTTTTTCTTCGCCATCAACTTCTTCAACTATATGCGTATTTATAGAAGTTCTTTCATTAGAAACATAAAAATTGTATATAAATTGCCCAGAAAAACTGCCTGGTTCTGGTACGTCAAAAACAAAGGCTCCGTATGATGGATAACTAGTTGTCATTATGCATCGTCTCCCAACGTATTTCCGTCGTATATAATTACGGAAGCTCTAAAGAAATTAATACTATTTTCACCGTCACGAGCTTTAAATTTTATCCCTGTGTCAATCACAGTGCCCCAGGAACTGTATTCCACGAGACCGGAGTAGCTGAAGAGCATATTATCATAAAGATTATTATAATCACTTTCTTGTACAGTGTCATCACCGTCTGCAGCTTCTTCTACTCCGGTAGTTAAAATCCAGCCCTCATCGTCTAAAGTGACGGCGGTCTCGGTTTCGCCAGTGAAGCGGTAGCCTATCAATTCTCTGACATCATCACCAGTAGTATAAGGCACCATATCATCCCATGCTGGAGATCCCGCAGTTGTGCCCACTGAGTTTTCCCAGCGTACGCAAAAATCGTCTGGATGAAATGGGAAAAATATAACTCTATCAAATCTCTTAGCTCCGATAATTTGCTGCCGCATAGATTCCGCAGTATATAATCTTGACCCCACAGCATTAGTGGCAGAATCTAAAATTTCATCTGAAAGATCTTCAAATCTAGTTGCTCCCAACGTTGTGCTAAATCCAGAAGCGATTGTATTGTAATTTGAAACTGAAGTTGATAATGAGCTCATCACTTGAGAAACTGCCGATGAAACTCCAGAATTGTAGGATGAAAATTCAGATGAAAGAGCTTCAGCAAAATTAGAAGCATAATCATTAATTCCTAGACCAAGTTCTTCTGAGGTGCTTGGGAATGTGTCTTCATTTATGCTGACACCTAAAACTATCCTATAATAATTTTCTAACAAATAGCTTCTTAGAATATGGTATGCTGATACAAGAATTCTATCATTTAAATCATCTCCATACAAATCAGATAAAGTAGCAATCCTAACGTCATCATTCACTATTATTTGAGTCGATTCCCCTTCGCCTTCTTGTACGCTTAATTCTGCTTTTAAGAATTTCATATTATCTCTTATATCGCTAATCGATCCATAAGACAATATATCTTCAATAGTTAAGTCTTCAAAACTTTCAGTAACAACGAACAAATTGGCATTAAAAGGTATGCAAATGGGCTCTAGTGACACTTGAGGGTATTCAAAATTGTAACCTGTAATTCCTATCCACATGTTTTGTGGGATATATCTAGAGCCACCCAGGGTATTACTAGCACTTGAGGAATCATCAAACTCTTCTACGCCGGTAGCAGGTATACCAAAACACAACGTTCTCAAACCCTCTTTTGACATATCACGGGTGTCAAACATTAAATTAATTGCCGCCATTAATTTAGAGTCTATGGTCTCTTGTGCTGGTATCAATCCACTGCTGCTATCTCCTTTCTGACGATAAAAAGATAAATATTTCAAAGCCATCTGCTGATCTGTTAAATTCTGCAATATATCGGCACCAGCTTCGCCTGACTCTATAAGATCACTAATATATTCAACCACCGGCTCGAGGTTCTTCGCATCGCCGTCTCTGTTAAAAGCTTTAATAGCGGTGCCAGAATAATCTTCGATTCTTTCGCCGAACTTATCAAACAAATTAAAAGCTATAGCTTTAAAATATGGTTCTCTACAGGATAAAATCAAACCTCTCCAAAGCTTATTTATATAATTATTTATGTATCGGAGATGGCCGTTGGTGACTGTGCCACCAAATCGAGCATCACCCCCATTACCTGTTTGACCCAGGCCACCGACGCCAGCATAACCGGTCGGCCCGGTGCCTCCAGAGTTTAAATAAGGGGTGTAGCCTGTTAAAGATAACATTGGGGCTACACCCAATAATATCCCGTCATCTCCAAAACTATATATCCCCGAACTGTTTTCAACCAATCCACCCATCATTCGTTGTAGAACACTATCAGATGAAGTATAAGAGAGCGCACCAGTATCAGCAGGAGTTATTTCTAACTCTAGTAGCTTTTCAATAATAGTGGGAATCGCAGCTATATACCATGGCACCCAAAAAGCGCGAGGCGTCATACCGGTATCTCCAGATGAGATGATGTCTCCCCATGCATCGACGTTTTCGTCGTCGCTATTATAATAGCCTCCCTTTATCCACCTAGCTCTTCCGGTGAAGTCTGTGAGATCGTTTACTTCCGAATCCGCGAATGAATCTAAACTCGTGTTTCCTGTCAAGGCAAAAAGCACAGAAAAATCTATTAATGAAATATCCTGGTCGTCGTGATTCGAAGTAGAATCCCAATAAATAATATCATCGGCTTCAAGAATTTCTGGAAAAGTAACGCGGTTCCATATAACCTCTTCGCCAACAAAATTTGATCTAATCGTGTCACCCGTACGGCTTCGTTCGCCGCTGATGGCGGTACCCACGCCCTCGCCTATCTTATTCGAGTCAGTCTGTTCCATACCATACCAGCTAGTTGTCACATTTTGCATATCGACTGCAAGATGTGTCGCGGTATCGTCGTTCTGTCTCAGGTTCATTTCAATCCATTGCTCAACGAGGTGGTCAGTGTATTTCAACAACTTGTCATTGTCGAGTGCATCATCGTGGTGGGAATTGTAATAGGGGTACAGCATCCTGGGATAAACGGGCGCGCCGACTTTTTCTCGAGTTTCTCCAGATGCAACAGCATCTCCGTCTACCATGTTGTGATAATTTCCGAGTATTGGAAAACGCGTATAGGCATTTGAGGTACCAACCCCTTCCCATTGTATATAAGCAACATGAAAAAATGGATAAGTCTGCTTCATTATCATTGCCATATTATCAATAATATGGCCGAATATTTCTGCTAATGGTTTTCCAGTAGCAGCTAAAGTACCATCATCATTACAAAAGTTCTCGTGGATAGATCTCATTGTTGGTACCCAGTATCTAAACCCAATCCCAGTAGAATAATCTTGATCGTGCGCCTCAGCCTGCCAGAAACACTCGCTGGCTGGAAAATCTTCACAATCCGTTTCGCCAACTCGTTCTAAGTTGTCCATTATTATATCTGCATATCCACCCGAGTCTGTATATGGAGCTGTATTAGCTTCGAATGGAAAACAAAGATCAGCTGGGCTTGCTGGTCCAATATTATGTCCTCTTGTTTTTAAAATTTTTCTAAAAGTCAATAAACACATCTCTATCATTTCAGCAGCCCATAAATTTGCCAAAAGTGGAATGTAAGGAACATCTGACTCTTCGTGGAAATCTTTCGCCCAATGCCAAGAATATTTCCACATGTTGCAAGCTTCAAAAAGAGAGTCCTTGGGAGTAAAAGTCTTACCGCTCGCGTGGAGGGTGTCAGCGCCCCAAGAGATTTCTGCTTCTTGATAAGAAGACTCTAAGAGCTCATCGAACTTATCCTTGAGATAGGCTTGGCCGCCCCCTCCGGCTGAGCGTAAAGAGCAGAACTGTTTGGTAAAAAAGTGAGCTCCGCCACCGTATATATTATCTGCTTCTGGATTAAACCATGGGGCCCACTGCATCCAGCCAGACAGCTGCATATCGGAAAAATTGGTTCCGCCCAGCGATTCACCAGCAAAAGCATTATCTGCTATGAAACCATTACCGTGTGCAGATCTTTGATAGATAGCTAAATAATCTGAGCTGACTGTCGCCTTATCGGTGTCTACATTCATATCTGCAACATTTTTCATTATCGACCCATCTGAAGCGACTAAATCTTTAGGAGGAACTAAAACACCCCAAACCCCGCTTGATGAGCCTCTTAACGACGCTGGCGCGCCAGTGAGTGGATTGGCGTTCACTTTTGCCATGAATTTAGTTTCTTGTACGCTTGTGGTTGGATTCCCTTCGCTATCTGTAGACGTAACGGTTTCAAATTCTACAACTTCCTCAGTTTCGTTGCTGAATGTTAAGTGGCCTTTATAAAAGTCTCCAACAAAAGCTCCCGCTATTTGTTTAGCTATAGCGAGGCCGAAACATCTTGCGTTATTGTTTCCTACTTGGTCATCAGAATTTATTATTCCGTACGCCATCAAAGAAGCAAACCTTTTAATATGATGTGGATCTGGTTGACTGAACATGCCAAGCATGTTTTCAGTGCTTGTGGCGTGCATTCCCCTGGGCCATGAAGTGGATGCGTCTGGGATTGTTGGATCTAACTGAAATCCATACCAAAGATAATATTCTTCAAAATTTTCTGCAAATCTCTCTTTGAATGTCTCAAGACACGCGCTAAATACAGAGCCTGGGTCAAAAGCTGTCTGTGGATAATTTTTAAAAATACCCTTATTCATAGGAGCATTTTGTTCTGCTTTGTTTAAGTTTTGGTATTTACCAGATCGATGCATTTTTCCCATCGCTTTGCCAAAATCCTTGCAAGCAGAACTCAAGTTATTTGCAATCGATTCATAATCACCAAAAGATATTGATCCGTCTACACTACCAAAAGCTTCATTGATTGTTTTTCTGATAGAAGAAGTTTCTACAGTGTCTCCTGTGTCGCTTGTGTATTGAACCTTACATTTTTCTACATAGCATTCATTTTCTTCAAAAGCAGCTCCCATAATTCCATTTTCGAACATGGTCAAATCAGGTAAAAACTGTCTATTAATCAACGAATCATCTTCCAGTTTTGAAGAATTAAAGCGTGTCTGTAAATATGGATCCCAACCAGCCAAGCTTTTAAAAATTGACGCTCCAGGTGTAGAAAAAGAAGTGTTAACGATCGCGCCCGCTTTCTTTTTTAATATGCTCCACAAAACAGTGTCAAAAGCTCCATCGGTTTTTTGGCATTGTTTTACTACATAGCTTGAGTTTAAATTATTTCCCAATATAGAAGAAAATACTTGAGTGTGCGGATAATGCTTAGATTGATATGCGTTTTCTGATTCACCATCTAAAGAATTGTATACGGCAACTCTTATTCTGACAGCCCGCTCAGCATCTAAATATCCCCTATTTCCGCCGCGGCGCATGGTTGAGATATTACCCATCTCCGTAGATCGTCCGCCGCGGCGGAAAACGTTATATTTGCCGGGGCCTGAAGATTCAGGAAGTGCAAAATTATTAGACCACCCGACATAACTGCGGGACATTGTGGGGCGGAGATCGGAATCATATGATTTGAGATCAAAGCCCATGATAGTATAGGGGGCACCAATAACTGTCATAAAAGCAGTTTGTTGAATTGCTTCAGCAAAAAACGTACTACTAGGAACGTAAATATCGTCATCCTCTCGAATTCCAAAAACTTTTCTATAATAATCATAAACGTTGTATTCGTCATCTGTGACAAGACCAAGGTCTACGCTAGTTGAACCTTCGAAATCAAAGATCTCTAAAAAATCACGAAAATTTGGTCCTAAAATAGCATATTGTTTTAGCATATACGCTAGCTTAAGCATCTCTATTTCGCTAGAAGAAGAAGAAAGTGAAGTTTCATATTGCGCCAGCGCAGACCTAAATTCATCTGGATAACTAGTAGAAAGACTTTCTATAGTTTCTGCAACTGTCGATGCATCAGACGCTCTTACTGCAAGTTTTGCTACGGCGTAATCATAAAAAGAACTATCGGTGCGAGTCAGGCCACCATCAGATGACTCTTTAAAAGACTTTAGGTCTAAAATTGCTAAAAGCTCTGGGCGTAATGGATTAAGTAACACTTCAGTCAGCATTCTATTTGTGCCCGCATTATCAATCGTTGCAGATGTAGTAGACAGCCCAGAAGAAGAATTAGTCGTACTTGGAATATCACTGACTGATGAATCCAAAGCAACGCTAGAAGCTGAAATATCAACTGCAGATTCTCCGCTAGTAGTGCTTAGATTATCTGTAGTCCATAAATTAAAATTAGTAGAGTCATTAGTGCCAGACATTTATTCACCCCGTTCCTTCTAGCGATTCTATGGTATCTGTACTTCCCCAAATTCCATCGGAAGCTGTATTTAAGTCGATATCGCTATATCTAAATATTTGTCCCGCGGGACTGTCGCTCGCCGGAGTATAAGTTTTATCTGTGCCAAAGAAAATAGAGGCCCTATAATATAGGTATCCAATCGAATCGTAGTGGTCTTTATCTACAAACACTACTTTAGAATTCAGCGGCGAGCCGACTTTATAAGGAGCGACAACACCATTGTGATCCAAATATAAAATAATATGATCTATTTCATCTAAAGTTCCACCAACCGTAACAGTAACAATATTAGCTTGCGCTATTAGGCTTCTTTCTACATCTACAGAAATAACATACGGGGTAGAAAGTTCTCCTCTAGGGTCTATGGTGAAATAAACTTCTTTTTGCGTATAAAGTTGCTCAAAATAATCTGTTAAACCATACACTTGGCCAGGATTAGCTGCGCCGTAGAAAAGTTGCGGCCAGTTTAATTCTTGAGCTAAATAAGCAAATTGCACGTCTCCTACTCCACTCCTTGTTTCTTTTGTTGTGACTGCTGTTTGTTCAGAAGCTGCGGCTAACGAAGCAACTTTTAGAGCAACTTTAAATTTTACTTTTCTACTAGACTCTCCACCGCTATTAATAGAATATGAAGTCGTAGCTCCCGCAATGGCATTTGACGACAAAACTTCTTCTTCGCCAGTAATACAATCTTGGCGTGTTATTGTATAAGTTGTAACCATACCAGCATTATTTTTTATCGATTCTACTTCTGACTGCCACGCTCCACCAGAGCTTCCAAATGTAGCTGCGGTCATATATTCGCTTGTTAAATTAGAAGATATCGCTTCGGCTATGGTGATGCTAACAGAGCCAGTCGACTCATCTGCATCGTACACTACCGCAAAAGAAATCGGCTGCACTGGTGCGTCCATAAAAGTTCTCGCAGTAGTATACGCAGCATCCCAATATCCCAACATAGTACCATCCGAATCTTGAAAAATAAATTCGACAGTATAAGTTGCGCCGTTACCATATCCTATATCGAGTCGCCGCGTGAACGATGATGATATTTGTTCTTCAGTAGTAACAGATATAGTCCCTTTATAAATCGTATTTTGAGAGGGTACCGATTTTTCAATTCCGGTAGCTCCTTCTTTTCCCTTTTCAAAAGCTACCCACTTTATTTTAGTGCATGATGATGGCAAATTAATAAACCAAGTATCTCCATTAGAGTCTATAGATACATCCGCTCTCGCTATACATACTGACCTGGTCCAAGAGTTGAACTCAGCAGCGTCGTAAACTTGTATCTCTGTATCTAAAGCGCTTGTTGCTGCACACCTATAAAATCTAGTGTCAGTTAATTGATAATTATTGAGTGAATGGATCGAAGTGGTAGAAAGTGGTTCCATTTTCACAGTTTGAGCTGTTCTTTCATAGGACGGAAGATAAGATATTTCTTCTACTGTGCAATTTACATAAAACGGATTCGGATTTACTAATTCAATAATATCATAAGGTCTTTCAGCGTTTGCTGAATCTACGCTAATGTTAACTGTTTCAAAATCTCTAGCAAAATATCCCCTAGCTGCGGCCTGTATGTCTAATGAAACGCTAGTGGCCCCTTGTTTTAAATCTGAAGTTAAATCAGCTTCAGTAAAAGTACCCATTGGACTAGCAACATACGTAAGTCGAAGAAATAAATCGTCACTAGCGAAATCTTCAAATTGAGTGTCACTCATAGATCCAACAAAATAAAACTTCATTGGAGTATACGCTAAGTTTAGCGAAGTACTACGAATACCTGCGGCCACGGGGCTGCTAACCTCAGTTAAACTATCTTGGTACTCATATAACAATCGATATTGTGTTCTATACTCATGTCCTTCGACTGTATACAGGCCGGACGGCGAAAGGGTCCCTGCATAATATTGTTCCCAAGTCTCTATTGGAGATTGAAGTGTGCCTATCAGGGCTGGATCTATATTGAATTCCATAAGAGAATTGATCAGCGTAGGTGTAGAGTCACCGCTTCTCTCTAAAAGAGCGCTTGCTTCCAACAATACGTTAGTGGCAGTATCTCTTTGGTTGTATTCAAGCGAAAGACGGTGGCTCGAATCGAGAGAAATATTGTCACCGAACACTATACCTGGAT